TTTATCGATGAATTTATAATCTGCATCTGCACTGATTTCATCATTCCAATCAAGCTCATGAGCATTTTCATCGTTTAAATATTTCGGTTGCCATCCGTTATCTTTGGCCATTTGGGTAATCGTTGCACCGGTGATGCCGGAACCTTCGAATGTGGTCCATTTTTTGAAGCATTCACCTGCTTTGTACCGACTATCTGAAGTACTCCAACTATCCCAATCACTAGCTGTATACCCTTCACGTTTAAGGGCCATACCAACGTTTAACCATTCTTGATAATCCAACGTGGCTGGATCTATATATTTAAGTAAAGGGATTAAATCCATTTTATTTTCCAAGGTTCTCACCTACTTTGTTTCTTAATTTTGAACTGATTTCTTACTCATCATTGGCTCACTACCTGTAATGCTGAGTGTTTTTAAATGCTTTATTTGCTCAATATTGTTATAAAAAATGAGGGAGATCACTCCCCCTCATACAACTCACGTGCGATAAAGAAATTCCCATCTATATCAGGATTCAGAATGCCATTTACATCATCTTCTAATGTAGCTGGCTCAATTAATAATTTATCTCCGCAGTTATGGCATTTCGTATAATTATTTGTTTCTCGGATATAACGCTTACCCGTATGACCACAATCACATGTGTAATGTGTTTGATATAATTTTGTTCCATCGTCTGTTACGCGAATATTATGTGGTGTCATTGCTACTAGCTCACCAATCGTCGTATTTAACGTGCGCTGATCATTAATTTTCGGTAATACTTTTGAAACTGGAATACTGTCGCCTTTTGATTCTTCTTTTTTAACAATTGATTGAGATTTTGGTGGTGCTGGAATTGGTTTTGAAATTGTTTTTGGTGATTCAACTGTAATTACTGATTGTAGATTAACTGCAGGTGTTGTTGGTCCATTTAAAAAATTAAAAAATCCATCAATTACTTTATTTACTTGCTCTCCTTGTACACCTTCAGCAGAAATTTTGTTATTCAATAAATTGATTTTTATTTTCATAAATACATCCCCATTCGTTTATAATTTATTTCAGAAAAAATATGGCTGCACGATTACCATGCAGCCTGTCTCCAACTAGCTCACGATATAAATTCGTTTTGCTTCAATTGCATCTTTCAATTGTGTTTCTAAATATTGTTTGATTGAATGCATAGCGTTCAGTTCCCAAGCGCCCCCATCAGCTTCGTGTAAGCTACAGTAAATTTTCTTCTGACCATCATCCTTCACTCGGAAAATAAATTCACTTGATGGCTGATCTACCTCAACGAATGTACGATAAGGCATTAACGCGTAGCGCTCCTTTAAATCTACATGCGCAAATTCTACGCCCTGTTTAACAGTAACTTCCTGTGTAACTCCGCTATCTTTAACAGTTGCGCCTTCACCCACTGTCATATGGCTAACTACTTGTAGTAACTCGGCCTTATCTTCGTTCCAGCAGAAATTAGCTTGTAAGGCAATTTGGAACATTTCACGATCAATCCATTGACCAAAATGAATGTCAGGTAATAATGCTTCAGCACATAAATATGTGCGTCGGTCATTTGTTGTATTTAACGAATCAAATAAACAAATACGTGTTGGTGATTCAACGTGAATCATCATTTTACGCTCTGTATCAAATTCTGATTTCACGTAATCTACTAAACCTGTTAACGTATTTACAGTGAACGCTGTCACATCTTGCTCAGCTGATAATTCACGATAAGATGGGTCGTAAAAAGAACGTCCCTCGATTTCAATGGACTCTGGTTTAGCCAAACTCAATAATTTTTCAATTGCTGCTGTTAACATAAAATGCCCTCCTAATTGGCGCCCTTAAAGGCTACTGGTTTAATTTTCCCATCTTCTGTTACTGTTTCACCAATGTCTGTTTTTACAACACCTTCTGTTGGGTCAAAAAACATCTGATCTTTTTTACCGCTAACTAATTCGCGCGCTGTCAATTTTCCATTATGCTTACCCATAATCATTTTTGATGAAGCTGTTTTCGTTGGAACCAATGTAGATTTCACTTCAACTTCTGTGTCGATGTACTCACGTTTATCATCTGAAGAAAGTGTTAGTGTGATTGTGATTTTACGTTTTTTGTCTGCCTCCGTATTTGGGTCGTGAATGTTTGCAATAACCTTTTCTAATTCACGCTCAACCTTTTGTGCAACAGCACCATCGGCAAATGTGTTTAAATCAATGCTATGTTGTGACATGTTTTACCCTCCTGTATATTCTTTTGGATTAATCCCATCTGGAATGCGCCATCCATTAGCAGCAATTCGGTCAATTAATCGTTTTGCATTATCAAATGACCACGTTCCTACATGGTCGAAACCACGACTTTCCAGGAAACGAATTTGTTTTGGTGTAGTAAGCCCTTGTTCGCGTCGCTTTTCAATGCGGTCTAATAGCTTGCTAGCTTTACCGGCATTATCGATTTGGTCAGGGAAGATACCCATTTTTTCAAGCTTCTTAATTTGCTGATCACTAGCTGGTCCCATTTCCCAACCAAATGAAGGAACATAATTAGCTAAATCTTCTGCCTGTATGCTCATTTCAAATTGCAATGGATCTACTAAAGCACGCTTACGTTTTTTCATTTCTGCTAATTGTTTTGCTAATGCTTCCTCACGTTGTTCAACTGCATCCTCAGCTGCTTGTTGCTCGACTTCCTCTAAATCTAATGCAATTTCGGATTCTTCAATTTTCTGCGTCATCAACTTGGCCACTTCATCGTTTTGCGCAATTAAATGAGCCGGGTGACATAGCTCATGTCGCTCTGTATGCCATAAAAAATCAAGCAATAATAATTCATTTTTACCAGGATGTAATCGGGTACCACGCCCAACCATCTGACTGTATAACGCTCGTACTTTTGTCGGTCGAAGAACTACTACACAATCAACCGATGGACAGTCCCAACCTTCTGTTAGGAGCATGGAGTTACAGAGTACGTTGTATTTGTCATTTTCAAAATCTGCCAATACTTCAGCACGATCCTTCGATTCTCCATTTACTTCAGCAGCACGGAAACCTTTCGCGTTTAAGATTTCTGTAAACTTTTGGCTCGTCGCAACCAAAGGTAGGAACACAACTATTTTCCGATCTTTTGCTACCCTTACCATTTCATCTGCAATTGACTCTAAGTACGGATCTAATGCTGAGCCTAAATCACTCACCTTAAAGTCACCTGACTGTTGGCCGACTTTTGATAAATCTAGTTTTAATGGAATTGTCAAAGCTTTAATACTGCTTAAATAGCCATTTTTAATAGCTTTGGGTAACGTGTACTCGAAAGCTAAGCTCTCAAATACTGTCCCTAAATTTTTCATATCTCCACGATCAGGTGTAGCTGTTACACCTAATACATAGGCACTTTCAAAATATTTCAGAACGCGTTGATAGCTGTCAGAAATACAATGATGGGCTTCATCAATGATGATTGTGTCAAAAAAATCTTTTGGGAAACGCTCTAATCGACTTTCACGCATCATCGTTTGTACGCTACCCACGACTACTCGGTACCAACTACCAACTGAAGTTTCTTGTGCTTTTTCTGTAGCTGTTTTTAAGCCGGTACTCTTTTCTAATTTATCTGCAGCTTGCTCGAGTAATTCTCCTCGATGAGCTAATACAAGAACACGTTCACCTAACTTCACGCGATCTTCAATTACTTTAGAAAATACAATTGTTTTACCGCATCCAGTTGGTAGGACAAGGAGCGTCTTTTTGACGCCCTCTGCCCATTGTTGTTGAATCAACTGTCTAGCTTCTTCTTGATAATCTCTTAATTGCATAATCAGCTACCCCCTAAAACTGCCCTGGTGTAAATCCGCCGCCTTGTTGTGGTGGATTATTGGTAGGAAAAGGCTGTTGTTGATACTGCGGTTGCGTATTCTGTTGTGGCGGCTGATATGCAGGCTGTTGCTGTTGTTGATATTGTGGTGCTTGCTGCATTGGTTGTTGTGGTGAAGGTTGCGTTGAATGTACCTGAATGCCTTTTTTAGCAAGCTCTTCATGCGTATAGAACATATCAACTTTATTGCTTTGCCCCTGCGACCCATCTTTCTTAGTGTAATTTTCAACTTTTAATTTCAAGCGACCTTTTCCGCCAATTACTGCATTCCAATTCATGCGTAATGGTTCGCCTTCTTTCTTCTGACCAATACCTCCAAAGAAGTTTGATAAGAATCCTTCTGTACGAGTGTGCAGCAATAAACTGTGCTCTAATTTAATGTCACCGTTGCTCGGTGTGTGAATCGTTAATTCAATTTTAGCTTGATTACAAGCCGGCATTTTCGTACTGCCTTGGAATCGTCCACGTTCAAATTTTGTTACTGTAAAATCGTAGTCACCTTCAGGTATTAAAATAAATTCTGGTCCATCCTTAACAATTTGGTCATCCCACTGTAATTCTCTTTCTTGATTCATTTCTTGTTCCTCCTAGTTTTTTAGAATGGTAGGTTTTGTTCTCTTAAATCTAAAACCATTCCATATACTTGTTGCCATGCACCTACTAGTACGCCATCTATAAAACCTGGATCATAATTGGTCATTGGTGTGTCTTGCGGATAATACCCTTTTTGACCAACAACCGCCTGTATTTCATGCTCTGCAACATTTGACTGCATCATTAAGTCTCGTAACGATGCAGGAATTGCAGGATTTAATTGAGGTTGTTGTGGCTCAGGCTGTTGCATTGTTCCTTGTACTGGTTGTTGATATTGAGCTTGTTGTTCAGGAGTCGGCTGTGACGACCATGTTTCTGTTACTTGTGTCGGTTGTTGTACAGGCATTGCGGACTGTGACTGTTGATATTGTTGTACTGGCTGTTGCTGAGATACATTGTTTTCAAAAATATGAGCGATATGTGCATAATCTAAAGGAAGCTCATCAGGAAGCCCATGACGGTTTTTAGCGTCCCAAGCTGGATGATGTGTGGTAAACATTGTACGTGTACCACCTTGTGCTTTGTGTTTACGTCCCTTATCGTCTGTAGCAACGCTGTACGTTTTATAATTAATGAAGAGAACCATATCCGCCCATTCTTTTACAAGCGATGATGTGCGAGCTGATGTCTTTTTACCGAGCTTCAATTCGTAGCGATCATAGGCTCCCATCTCGTCTGGTTGCTCAAATTTACGAATTTGTGCATGTGCAGTTAAAACAAGGTTAATTCCTTGATCTACGATGTCTTGTAATAAGTTAAGGAAACGACCCATTTCTTCTTCTAATTTAATGTAGCCCGAACCATAGCCAAAGTCCTCGATACTTGCCTTTTGGTTGATATTGCAAATATGTTCAATTGCCATACGTTCCGCCCAATCGACTGTATCAATTACCAATGTTTTGAATGGTCGATTTTGCTTTACATATTCAAGTTGTTGTAACATAAACGTCCAGCTTGTCGGCTTATCAAAGCGAGCAACATCCATGTTCCCTGTACTACCTTCAGTATCGATAAATCCTGGTTCCGGAAATTTTGCTGCAAGTGAAGATTTGCCAATACCTTCTGGTCCGTATAAAACAACTTTTTGAGCAGTAGCAACTTTACCTCGCGTAATATTCATGTATAATCCTCCTTTTAAAATTCACCTGGTGTCCATTTAGGTGATTCTGCAACTGTTGCCTGTTGTTGCACTGGCTCAGTAAATGCTGCGTTGTCTTGACCTGCTACATAGCCATCCTCGATGATGATTGAGCATTCGTTACCTGTGCTAACTCGAGTTGCAATTGCTTGTAAACCTTCTTGCTCAAGCCACTGTCCAAATTCTTGTAGCGTCGCCATATCCATTTGCTCGAGCTTATCGAGTAAGATAAATCCGCAATCCGGTTTAAGCTTACGCACAATCGCTGTAGATACTTTTAACTGTTCAGCACCCGACATATTATCCCAACGTTGGCCGTTATAAAGTAGCTCACCTTCAGCAACCGATAGACCAGGTAACGGTAAATTCGCATTTCCTAACAACTCTGTTTTTTGGTGGCGAATATCTTCAATGTTGGCAGTCAATAGGTTGTACTGATTGACACATTCATTCGCGTCCATTTCAGCTTTATCTTTATCAAGATTTGCACGTACACGACGATTGAGTTCATCGATTTCTTGGATATTCGCCTCAAGCGCTTCTGTCGATTCATCAAATAAATCGAGTGCCGACTTTTTAGCAATCTCTAAATCTTGTGCCGTTTTTGCTAGAGCCGTCTCAGCATTGGCTAATTGTTGCTTAATCCGTTCGACTTCTTGCGCCTGAAATGTATATTGGCGCTCGTAATTTGCAAGCGACTCACGTTTACGTTGGTTTTCTCCATTCCTTGCTAAAATTGATTGTTGCTGTTGAATCAACTCAGAAATGGAAACAGGTTCTTTCGGGACGTCTGGAAAATATGGCTGCTCTTTTGCAAACTTTTTCTTTTGATCTGCAATTCGACCAATAGCAAGTCTTTCGTTATACAGCTCTTTTTCCTGTTGTTCTAGTTGA